ACTAAATACACTCATGCCAAATTGACCTAGCATTGCATAGAGTGCAGATTTTTGTGCAGAGTTTTGTAAGTCAAAAGTAGTTGCTCTTTCTAAAGCAGCAATCGCTAAGTTATGATTTCTATTAGCTTCATTTTCAGAAGCAGTATTAACCCAGGATGCTTCATCTCTCCATTGTTGCCACATAGATGACAATGCAAAGTTACTTAAGTTTAATAAGTTCATTGCATTTGTTTCATTGGCAGCATTAATTGCTGCTGTGTTTGCCGTATTAATTTGTCTTCTCCAAGTTGTATTGGATTGGTCAATAATTCTTTGATTCTCTACATTAAATCTTTGTCTAGCATCTGTTAAAGTAGCATTAAATTGTGCTATTGCAGCTTCTCGTTGTGCGTTAGCATCATTAATTGCTGTGATATTCTTAGCATTTAAAGCTTCTACTTTATTAACTTCAGATATATTAAATTGATTCATTGCATCTGCTCGTTTAGCATTTTGCTCTTGAATGTTTGCATTTAAAGAAGCATAAAATTGATTTACTTGATTTTGACTGGTAGCATTAAATTGAAGTGCAGCATTTCTAGAAGCATTATCAGATAATAATTGCTGTTGTCTTGCTTGTAAATTTTGTAGATTAGCCTGTTGCTGATTAGATAGATTAGATAAATCCATCTGTAAATAAGACTGTGCATTGACTAATGCAGCTTGTTGGTTATTAGCTAAGTTTTGAAATATAACTTGTTTATAAGTTTCAGCATCAGCAGCAGCTATAGGTATAGAAGATTGTAATATACCTTCCGCTAAAGCTTCTCCTAACATAGTAGAAGAACCTAATCCTCTAGCTTGCATAGTAGCTTTTGCAGCTTCCGCAGCACCTCTAGCAAATGCAGGTAAAGGAGAACCTGTTTGTAAAGATTGTTGTATATCTTGAGAAATACTTGCTAATTGACCTTGTACTGTTGCTCTAGGATCTAAGGTAGCTAAAGATTGTTGTGCTGCAGTCATAGGTGCAGTAACAGTACCTTGAGCAGCAGTCATTGTTGGAGCAGTTCCTATTAAAGCAGCTTGATATTGTGCAGCAGTTTGTGGTGTTACTCCAGTAACTTGAGCAGCTGTACCTGTAGGTGAAGCAGCGGCAGTACCAGCAGTAGCAGTAGGGGTAGTAGCAGCAACAGTTCCAGTTACACCTGGAGTTGATAGTAATTCATTTTGTTGTACTTGCTGTACTTGAGGAGTTATTGTAGTACCCTGCGGTAACGTAGGTGTACTTAATAAACTTCCAACTAAATTGACAGCTGATTTACTGCCAGTTTGCTGAGATTGTGAAGGTGTTATTGCACCTGTTGGTAATGTAGCCATTATATTCTTCCTTGTCCTCTATATGTATTCTTATCTTTTTTTGAATGGCGACCTTTACGTTTTCTTCTTTTCTGTTTAATAAAGGTACTAATACCTATTCCAGATTTTTTCGCCATGTTATTTAGATACTATATCTAAAATTTTATTTTTAATTTTTGAAATACCTTCTAGTATTTTATCTTTAAATAGACAACCTACTATTACTCCAATAATAAAACTTACTATAGTCATGTATTAAAACTCCTTAGTTTTAGAAACAGTTTCAAGATTTTTTTCTGTTTCTATTTGATTAGTTAAATTTGCTTTCATGTCTTTTTGTAAAATATTATTTTGTTTGAATCTCCCAGTTAACAATAGATTCATTCCAAGAGTAATATTGATTTTCTTCTAATTCTGTTGTTGGTTTAGCAACTGGTGCTTCCCATAAACAAGTATCTTCATTTAAGATCCAAGAGTTAAAAGGTTTGGGTGCTATAAAAGCATCTCTGTCTTCATCATAAGTGTAACCAATACCAGCATGATTTTTTCTTAAAGGAGTTCCACCATTATCATGTACACCACCGTGAGTATTGTAAGATGTTTGTTTCCAAATTGACCAACCAGTTAATTTAGTTAAAAAGTCTATTCCATTAACTTCTTGTTCAACTCCATTAGCATCATGTAAAACTTCATTGACTACTGATTGAACTTCAATCACTTTTCCATTTAATCCTATTTTTGCGAAACTAGCCATTATGCTGTGTAACTCCCTGTACCTGTAAATGTTAAAACTGTTTTTCCTGAAACTCCTGTAGCAACAGTTGGAGAACCAGTTGTAGTTCCTGAATAACTTGCATCTGGCATACTTAATATAACAACACCTTTTCCTCCATTTCCTGTTGTAGCATTACTCGCTCCACCACCGCCACCACCAGTATTAACTATTCCATTTGTTCCATTACCAGCTCCAGTTCCACCAGCTCCTCCGCCTCCAGTTCCACCAGCTCCACCAGTAGATGTTCCACTACCACCGCCACCTCCAGCTCTTGTTATTGATGAACCTGTTATTGATGAAGCTGTACCAGCACCTCCAGCACCACCTGTACTACTAACACCATTACTTCCAGAAGCAGTTGCACCACCGCCTCCTCCTCCACTAAATCCAGCATCTCCATCTCCACCATCATTTCCTTGTGAAGGTGATGTTACTGGAGTGTTACCTGTTCCTCCTAAAGCTGAGTTAGCACCTCCACCTGCACTTCCTCCATTATTTCCATTTTGAATAGTTGGAGCAGTAGTTACACCACCTCCTCCTCCTCCACCAGAAGATGTTATTGTTGTTAATCCTGTTCCTGATATTGAAGAATTTGAACCATTAGTTCCAAGAGTACTTCCAGCAACTCCACCAGAACCACCATCTCCTACTGTTACTGTAATTACTGTTCCTGATGATGTTGTTTGAGTTGATGTTCTATATCCTCCCGCACCACCGCCTCCTCCTGCTCTTGCAGTAAATTGATCTAATCCTCCTCCACCACCACCAGCTATAACTAAAAAATCTATTGAGTAAGGTACTGGTGCTAAAGCATCTGTTCCTTCATTAATTCCTGATGTCGCAATCCAACCTTGTGTTGCATCTATATAAGTTAGGATTATTCCTTCTCTTTCACCCGTTAATTCTAAGTTATTTGTTCCACCTTCAATGTCATTTCCATTAGGATCAATAATTAAAGCATTGGTGTCAAAAGTACCTGCGTAATCCACTAATTGAACTTGATCTCCTGCACTAGGAGTTGCTGGTAAAGTTACTGTAAATCCTGCTGATGTTGTGTTGCAAGGATATGCATTACCAGCACTTGCTGTAAATCCTGTTGTTTGTACGGATTGCCATGAAATACCAGTAGAAGCATCTACAAAAGATAAATTACCAGAACCATCTGTTTTTAAAACTTGATCTGTTGTTCCGTCAGCACTTGGTAAAGTAAATGTTACATCTGATGCAATACTATCAGGTGCTTTTAATGCTACATAATGTGATCCGTTATCTGTATCTTCTGGTAATCTAATTTCAGCACCAGCAGTTGCATTTCCACTTATTGCAACAGGTGATGTTAATGATACTGAACTATCTAACCAATTAACTGTATTAGCTGAATAATCTATTGTTGCTAAAGATATATCATCTGCACCATCATAAAATTTTAAAGTAGGATTTGTTGCATTAGTTGTGTCTAACCAAATTGTTCCAGCAACAGCAGAACTTGGTCTTGATGTTCCTGAGTTTAGTGTATTTAATGCAGATAAACTTTCATTTAATTTTGATCTAAATGATGGGAATGTTTGATTGTCAAGAGTTATCTGTGTTGTTTGTGCCATTTAAAATCCTTTTGCCATATAATCAAATGTTTTAGATATTGCCGTTCCACCTGAGTTTTTAAAAGTAACATCAAAACTATTGATAGTCTTGTTTCCTACTTCAAAAAAATCTCCTGTTGCCATTCCTTGTGCGGTTATACCTACTGCGTAATTAACTGTTTTAAATGGATTTGTAAAGCTAACAGTTTTAGTTCCAGCACCACTAACTATGTCATTACCACTAAATATTCTATCAGGCATATCAATAGTTATAGATACTTCAGAAATAACAGGTGTTGTTAATTGATCCCTTGATATTAAATAAACTCTAAATTTAAAATATCTAGCTGAATAATCTCCAATAACAAAATTTTTAAATGCAGTATAAGTTATGTTATCATCTGATAAGCTAATTTCTAAATGTGCATTTGAATTACTTGGTGAATTTCCATCAAATGAACCAGTTGCATCATCAAAGTTTGTGAAACCTCTACCACTATCAAATAATTCAGTAGGGTTTTCTGCAAATTGGGTTAAGGAAGCTGTAACTCTACAAGTATGCTTTGCACCTATATCAACAGGACTAGCAAAAAGATATGTTCCATCTTGTGTTAAATCAGTAATTCTTAATTGATTATTAGATAATGTTAAATTTGTTCTAGTTCCTGAAAATGTAGGGTGTTCTGATTGAGTTGTTATTGCATTAAAATTTCCTATAGCTGTTAAGTTAGTTGCAATTAAAGTAGCATTAACAGAATAATTACCTAATTTATCAATTGCTTTAATTAAGTATGTTCCTACTCTAGCTGGAACTGTAACAGAGGTTGCTGGTCTTGATACTTTTTCAACTAATGAAACTGAGTTTTGCCATTCAGCACCTTCTGTTAATGTACTATAACGGATTTGATAATGCGATAAATCTACATCAGGTATTTGTTCCCAACTTAAATGTGCATCTGAATTAACAATATTACAAGCAAAGTCAGTAACATCACTTGGTGGTTCAGTTGAACCTACAATAGTTCTTTGTGCAGTTACATAAGTAGATGAAACTCCTAAACTATTAACTGCTTTTACTCTTACATCATAAACACTTTGTTCTTTAACATTTAATACTCTGTGATTTAAACCTGAACCTTGTGCATAGATAATATAATTAGTTTCTGTGCTTAATTTATATTCTACTTGATAATAATCTACAAAATTATCAGGTGATGCTCCTATCGTAACATCTAAAGCAATAAGTGGTGTTTGGTTATATTCAATTAAAGTATCATTAAGAGTCAATCCACTAGGTGGTTGAACTACATTCGGATTGGGTAAATTAGTATCAGCAATAGTAGGTGCTTGTGCTTTAGATGTCCATGTATAGAAATTATCTTGATGTTCTGTTAAAGCTAAATCAACTGTTAAATCAGCATTTATATTTACAGAATAAACTCTAAATGGTTTTGCAGAAAAACCAGCAGTAGAATAAGTTACATTAACAATATCTCCAACAACCACATCTAAAAATTCAGAAGTAACTTTAACTTCTAAAGCTAATGCATTTCTTGATCTTCGTAAAATAATTTCGCACAATTCTTCTGCTTGATATGTATTAGTTATAAAAGGAAAATCAAAATTACCTTCTAGTAAAGTTCCATTATCAGCAGATAACATAGTTGCGTGTTGATCTGCTAAAGGTAAACTAGAATCATCTGCTGGTGGAAAAGTAACAGTATCTTCTTGCCAATTCTTGTCAGGATTTACAAATGTACCTTTTATTCTATTATATTTTTTATTCTTAGTTTCTCCAATAACTTTGATTCCACCAATAACATTATCAGAAGTTATTGTGTATGTAGCTGTTCCAGTTCCTTCTATGTTTAATTTATAAGTTCCTTGATTGTATGAGAATATTGCTCTCATAGGATTAAGAAGTTTAGTTACATTTTCTATTAGTTTTTGTGATGTATCTAAAACAGCATTGGTAGTAAATAAATCTATATCTGTACCACCTGAATAAGGTGTTACTTGTGTTTCACATTCGTCAGCAGAATCTTGAAATGATTGAAAGTTTGCTTCAAAAGCTGAATCAGGAAGTCCTTTACCATATCT